CAAGTGGAGGGAGTATACGGTGCCCTAAAGCATAATAGAAAACTATTGATATCTCCCACTGCTTCTGGCAAATCGTTGATGATCTATTCTCTCGTAAGATACTACGTCTCGAAAGGAGAAAAAATTCTTTTAGTTGTTCCAACGACATCTCTTGTAGAACAGATGTATAAAGACTTTCTTGATTATGGTTGGGATGCTGATTCATACTGCCACCGTATCTATTCGGGTAGAGAGAAGAGTAATGATGCTCCAGTAACAATTACCACCTGGCAGTCAGTATATAAACTGGAAAGATCTTTCTTTGAAGACTATGGTGTTATTATAGGCGATGAAGCACATTTATTCAAGTCTAAGTCATTGATTCAGATCATGACAAAATTACATCATGCAAAGTATCGTTTTGGTTTCACTGGTACACTAGACGGTACACAGACTCATAAGTGGGTGCTTGAGGGACTCTTTGGTCCATCGTATAAAGTAACCAAGACAGAGGAGTTAATGAGGCAGGGACACCTTTCTCAGTTGGACATACAATGTCTGGTTCTTAAACATCCTCCTAGAAAGTTTGATACTTATGAAGATGAGATACAGTATTTAATCACTCATGAACAGAGGAATAATTTTATCAAGAATCTTTCTCTAGATCTTAAAGGGAATACACTTGTGCTTTTCCAAAGAGTCGAAGCACACGGACAGGTTCTCTACGATAAGATAAATAAAAACAAGGGTGAGGACCGTAAAGTATTTTTTGTACACGGTGGCGTTGATGCTGAAGAACGAGAATTAGTAAGAGAGATAACAGAGCGAGAAAACAACGCTATTATTGTTGCCTCTTATGGAACTTTTAGTACAGGTATCAATATTAAAAAACTCCATAATGTTATCTTTGCCTCTCCAAGTAAGTCCAGAGTCCGCAATCTTCAGAGTATTGGACGAGTTCTTAGAAAAGGAAAGGACAAAGTGAAAGCAACATTATATGATATTTCAGACGATTGCTCAACAAAATCAAGACGTAATTACACTTTAAATCATTTCATAGAAAGAATTAAAATCTATAATGAAGAGAAATTTAATTATGATATAATCACTATCCAGTTAAAGGCATGATAGAAGACGACTTTTACGCAACAGTCAAATTTAAATCTGGAGAAGAGATCTTCGCTAAGGTAGCAGCTACTGAAGAAGGAGATAGAACAATGCTTCTAGTATCTAATCCAATAACAGTGCAGGAAATAAAAAGTAGATCGGGTCCTATAGGATACAAATTAGAACCTTGGTTGAAAACAACAACTGATGATATGTTCGTTATTAAGTTAGAAGATGTTCTAACGATGTCTGAATCATCTGATATTGAAATGATAATGATGTATCAAGATTATATTCGTCAATCAAATAAAGAAAGTAATAATCAATCTAATATAAGCAGAAATATGGGTTACCTAGGGAACGTCAATGACACAAAGGAACTCCTAGAAAAGATATTTAAGAAAAGCCAAGAAGAGCTATAGCCTCCTTATCAACCCTGACAGAGTTATTCTACTGTGTTTCCGGTACTTGTCAAGTGTTTCTTAAGATGATATAATTCATACATATTATGAGATAAACTTATGATAAGACCTATGGCAAAAAGAAAGAGGTCAGAACACTATGTAAACAATAAAGAGTTTCTGGCAGCACTTATCAAGTATCGTGAAGACAAAGAGATTGCAGCAGCAAAGGGTCTTCCCAAACCTCCCATCCCCCGCTACATTGGGGAGTGTTTCTTGAAGATCGCAAATCACTTGTCCTTCAAGCCAAACTTTGTAAACTACATGTTCAAGGAGGACATGATCTCGGATGGAATCGAAAATTGCGTTCAGTACATTCATAATTTTAATCCTGAGAAATCCCAAAATCCTTTTGCTTACTTTACGCAGATCATTCATTATGCGTTTCTCCGCAGGATCCAAAGAGAGAAGCGTCAACTAGAAATTAAGAACAAGATTATTGAACGATCTGGTTACAGTGAGGTGTTTGACGACAACAACACCCTTGACGGATCGAACTACTCCGACTACAATAGCATCAAAGATGCTGTTCACTCTAAACTTCGCTATAATTAATGAAAGTAGCAATCATCACCGACCAGCACTTTGGTTGTAGAAAGAACTCCAAGTTGTTTCATGACTACTTCCTGAAGTTCTACAATGACATCTTCTTCCCATATTTGGAAGAGCATGGTATCACCACCGTTATTGATATGGGGGATACTTTTGATAGTCGTAAAGGTGTTGATTTTTCTTCCCTTGCATGGGCAAAAGACAACTACTATGATCGTCTAGGAATCATGGGCGTTCAGGTTCATACAATTGTAGGCAATCACACTGCATATTACAAGAATACAAATGAAGTGAATGCAGTTGACTTGTTACTTCGTGAATATCATAATGTAACTGTTTATTCTGAAGCAACTGAAGTTGAACTAGATAAACTTAACGTATTGCTTATTCCGTGGATTAACAAAGAAAATGAGGAAACTACTTTCAAACTTATTAAAGGTTCAGACTGCAAGGTCGCGATGGGGCACCTTGAGCTCAACGGATTTAGAGCTCATCGAGGCTGCATCATGGATCATGGTCATCCGGGCGAGTTATATTCAGAGTTCACCAAGGTCTTCAGCGGTCACTACCACACTCGATCGGATGATGGACGGATCTACTACTTGGGAAATCCGTATGAGATGTTCTGGAACGATGTCGGTGATCGGAGAGGATTCACCATCTTTGATACAGAAACTCTTGAACATTTTCACGTAGATAATCCTTACAGACTTTTTTACAACATCTACTACGAAGATACTCCCCATCAATTGTTTGATGCAAGCGAGTATGAGGGTAAGATTGTAAAAGTGATTGTTCGCAAGAAAACTGATACCAAAGCATTTGAGAAGTTTATTGATAAAATCACTGATGTAGCTGCTGATATCAAAATTGTTGAAAACTTTGATATCCAAGACCCAGAAGAATTTGAGGTCTTTGAGTCTGAAGATACTATTTCTATTTTGAATAGATATATCGAGGAGGCAGAAATTCAACTTGATAAGTCTAGAGTTCAGAATATTATGAGACAGACCTATCAAGAGGCATGTGAGTTGATCTAAGATGTACATTCTAACAATCTACGGAAAAGAAACAGAGGGTGCATACTCTGTGCCTGATGAAGAAGGTGAGCAAATTTTATATTTGTTCAAAGGCGAAGACGATGCGATGAGATATGCTATGATGTTGGAGGACGGCGGAAGTCCAGAAATGCATGTCATAGAAATTGAAGATGAGATAATGATTAAAACTTGTGAGATGCATGACTACAAATATGCAATCATAACTGAGAACGATCTTGTAATTCCTCCTGAAACCACACATGATTTTATTTGAGAAAATTCGTTGGAAAAATTTTCTGTCAACTGGTAATCAATATACTGAGATAGGATTTACACAACATCCAACAAATCTGATTATTGGAACTAATGGAGCTGGTAAGAGCACTCTACTTGATGCCCTCACTTTTTCTCTGTTTGGAAAACCATTTCGTAAAATCAACAAACCTCAACTGGTAAACTCAGTCAACGAAAAGGACTGTATTGTTGAGGTAGAGTTTTCTATTGGAAATACGGATTGGAAAGTTGTTCGCGGTATCAAACCAAATATTTTTGAAGTGCATCGCGATGGCACTGTTCTAGATCAGTCCGCAGCTGCACTGGATCAACAGAAGTGGTTTGAGCAGAACGTGATCAAGATGAATTATAAATCGTTCACTCAGATTGTGATTCTGGGCAGTAGCACGTTTGTTCCTTTCATGCAGTTGACTGCTGCAAATCGTAGAGATGTGATTGAGGATCTTCTTGATATTCGTATCTTCTCTTCTATGAATAATTTGATGAAGGATAAGATCCGTCAGGTCAAAGAGGATATCAAGGTTTTAGAACTTAAGAAAGAATCTTTGAACGATAAAGTTAAGATGCAAACGAACTTTATTGAAGAGATTGAGAGCCGTGGTAAAGATAACATCAAACAGAAAGAAAATAAGATTCAGGGACTTTTAAATGAAGAGAATGATTTGATGAATACCTGTGAAGGTATGAATGAGGAACTTCTTTCTCTTGAGAAGAAACTTGAAAAGTATTCTGGAGCTACAGAGAAACTCCGTACACTTGGTAATCTCAAGGGAAAGATTTCTAATAAGGTAGCGACGATTACGAAGGAGCATAAATTCTTCACGCAAAATACGGTTTGTCCTACCTGCGACCAAGCGATTGAAGAGACCTTCAGAATAAATAGAATTAACGACGCTCAAACTAAAGCAAAGGAGTTGCAATCCGGTTATAAAGAACTGGAAGAGGCAATTAAAGAGGAAGAAGAGCGAGAGCGTCAATTCACCATCCTATCAGGGGAGATCTCAAAACTCAATAATGACATTTCTCAAAACAATGCTCGGATTTCTGGATGTCAGCGACAAATCAGAAGTCTGGAATCGGAAGTTCAAAAGCTTACCGATCAACTTGCAAACAGAAATACTGAACATGAAAAGTTAGAGACCTTCAAGAAAAATCTAAAAACCACCTACGACGAACTCGTATCTAAGAAGGACACGATCAACTATTACGATTTTTCGTATAGTTTACTTAAAGACGGTGGAGTGAAATCTAAAATCATCAAGAAGTATTTGCCGCTCATCAACCAGCAGGTCAATCGTTATCTGCAGATGATGGACTTTTATATTAACTTTACTCTTGATGAAGAGTTCAGCGAAACCGTCCAGTCCCCAATCCACGAGAACTTCTCTTATTCTTCTTTCAGCGAGGGAGAGAAGATGAGAATCGATCTAGCACTCTTGTTTACCTGGAGAGAGGTAGCAAGGATGAAGAACTCTGTCAACACTAATCTGTTGATTATGGATGAGGTGTTTGATAGTTCATTGGATGGATTTGGCACCGAAGAGTTTATGAAGATCATTCGCTTTGTGATTAAAGATGCTAATATCTTTATTATCTCTCATAAGGAGTCTTTATACGATAAGTTCCTTCATGTTACCAAGTTTGAAAAAGTTAAAGGATTCTCTCGGATTATGTAAACTTTAGAAAATCTTAATGAAGTTAGCATACGCTGACTAAATAATAACAGAATTGGAGATAACAATGAACTAAACCTTCTTTGTTATATTTTTTGTAACTGGAGAGCATCATGCACAACATCATCTCGCACAATCAGTTAGCCGGTTGGAAACAGAGCGTAGAACATTTGGAAACCACAATCGAAGAAGTCAACGGTCAAAGTGACGCTCTAAACGACTACTACAACTGCCTAATCGAATGTGACGAGCGGCAACACATCTGTAAACGTATTTGCAAGGAAGTTCTAAATTAATCCAAGTAAACCAGACACTAGGAGAACTGTCACTAAGTGCCCCTCGCTTCGGCGGGGGGTTTAGTATTATAGGGACATACGAAAGGAACCAATGGCAGTCCGTCACGAAATCAAATCCCAACTGGCTAAACTCCTTGCAACTGAAGACCTGATCGTTGAGCACCGTAAGGTAGAGACAGCATCCTTTAACGTTCAGACCCGTGTGTTGGTTCTCCCTCAGTGGGAGCGTGCTAGCAGCACTGTGTATGATCTCCTGGTCGGGCACGAGGTAGGTCATGCCCTCTACACTCCTGACGAGAACTGGATCAAGTATAAGAAGATTCCACCTCAGTTTGTAAACGTTGTGGAGGATGCTCGTATTGAAAAGTTGATGAAGCGTAAGTATGCTGGACTATCTAAGACTTTTTATCGTGGATACAAAGAACTCAACGATGAAGACTTCTTCGCTATATCTGATAGCGATATCACTACTTTTAATCTTGCTGACCGTGCAAATCTTTACTTTAAGGTCGGTAATTTTCTAGATCTGTCTTTCACTGCAGAGGAGAGCGACATCATCAAAATGATTGATGATTGTGAGACCTTTGAGGATACTCTTGAAGCAGCTGAGGCACTCTACAAGTATTGTAAGCAACAACTTGAGAAACCTAAGACTCAACCTGAAGTTCCTCAAAATGATGGGAATGTGGATGGAGATGTAGAAGAAACTGAGCAAGGTGAATCTGAGCAGAAAGAGTCTGAAACTCAGATGTCAGACGGTGATGATGGTGGTGTGTCAGATGTTGATCTTGAGGTTCAAACTGCTGATGCTCTGGAAGAAAGTATTCAGGATCTTGTTCGTGAATATAGTAGTGAAAATGTCTATGTAGAGATTCCTAAAGTTGATATCAGCAAGGTTATCGTAGACAACAAAGAGATTCATGAATATGCATCTGACTTCTTCGACAAGTATGATGAAGTGAGTTATGTCTTTGATTCTCCCGACAAAGAGTTTGTTGAGTTCAAACGCTCAGCGCAGAAAGAGGTCAACTATCTGGTAAAAGAGTTTGAGTGTAAGAAAGCAGCAGATTCATATGCTCGTGCATCAACTGCACGCACAGGTGTTCTTGATACATCTAATCTTCACACTTACAAGTTCAATGAGGATCTCTTTAAGAAAGTAAGTGTTCTTCCTGATGGTAAGAATCATGGATTGATCTTTGTTCTTGATTGGTCTGGTTCGATGCAAAATGTGATGTTGGATACTTGTAAGCAACTCTACAATCTGCTGTGGTTTTGCAAAAAAGTAAACATTCCTTTTGAGGTCTATGGCTTTACCAACGAATGGAAAGGTCGTCGCGATTTTGATGAATATGGGAGAGTCATTAAATGTGATCAAACTCCATGTTATGAGGAGGGTGAGCACATGCTGCATGTTGACAGTGATTTCAGTCTGATGAACTTCTTTACCAGCAAAGTATCTGGTAAGGAGTTGGAACAACAGATGAAGAATATCTGGAGGATTGCATATGCCTTCTCTAATCGGTATAGTGGACAATACTCTTGGCCAATGCGTCTGTCGCTCTCTGGCACCCCTCTGAATGAGTCTCTGGTATGTCTACATCAGATCCTGCCTAAGTTCCAGCGTGAGAACAAACTTCAGAAGGTGCAATGTGTTGTGTTGACCGATGGTGAGGCATGTCCTCTCCAATACAATAAATGGATGGAAAGCAAATATTATGACGCTCCCTTTTATGCTAAACGACGCATTGATCCTGATCGCACTATTCTCCGTGATCGTAAGTTGGGCACCACATATAAAATCGAATATCGATATAATGATTTTGTCGATACGATGATTACGAACCTGAAGGATAACTTTCCTACAGTCAACTTCATTGGCATTCGTGTCTTGAGTCCTCGTGATGCTCGCTCTTTCATGCGTCTCTACAAAGACACTGATAAGTGTCAGGTGGATTGGTTGAAGACTAAGAGTTTCTGTATCAAGAGTTCTGGGTATGATGCATACTTTGGTATTTCTGCCAATGCTCTCGCTCAAGACTCTGAGTTTGATGTTAAAGATGATGCGACTAAAGCACAGATCAAGTCTGCATTTGTCAAGTCTCTGCGAGTCAAAAAACTAAATAAAAAAGTTCTTGGTGAGTTTATTTCTCTGGTGGTATGAAACTGAAGCACATTGTCCTTGAGGATACTAAGGAAGTCCTGGTGGTGGTCAATAGTGCGATCACTGCCATGGGAGTTGGTGTGGTGGTTGAAAAATACTATCCCGGATATAAAGCAAAGATAATCTCTGAAAACTACTATCAGCAGAGGACACTTGATTAACTGTCCACCAGGGGGCGAAACGCCCCCTTTCTGCTCTATAATAACTTCAGTTAAACAAAACAAATGGGTCTGTCCAAAGAAAGCATCATTGAGTGTCTCCGCGAATCTTACGGTGAGTCCGTGAGTTCTGCTGAGGTCAAAGCATTCTGTCAGATGAATGACTTTAACTATCAGACCATCACCAACAAACTGACTGATTATAAAGTTGGTCGTGGTAAGTGGAACCTGACTGTCAAAGAAAAACTGGAGCAATCCTTCCAAGCACCTGCCGCTCTTCCTGCAATCGAACAAAACCTCACTCCTCAGAAAGATGATTCCTTCGTCCAGTTTGGCAATTTTGGTGATGTTAAAAAGATTATTAAGTCCCGCCTATTTTACCCTACGTTTATCACGGGTCTCTCGGGCAATGGCAAAACGTTTTCTGTCGAACAAGCGTGTGCCCAACTCGGACGTGAACTCATCCGAGTCAACATCACGGTAGAGACTGATGAAGATGATCTTATTGGTGGTTTCCGTCTTGTTAACGGAGAGACCGTTTGGCACAATGGACCCGTCATTGAAGCCTTGCAACGGGGTGCTGTGCTGCTCCTTGATGAGATCGACCTCGCCTCAAACAAAATCCTCTGTCTTCAATCTATTCTTGAAGGGAAAGGAGTTTTCCTCAAGAAGATTGGCAAGTGGGTTGCCCCCACAGAAGGTTTCAACGTATTCGCAACTGCCAATACCAAAGGCAAAGGATCTGACGATGGACGATTCATTGGAACTAACGTGCTCAACGAAGCATTCCTTGAGCGGTTCCCTGTAACCTTTGAGCAGGAGTATCCTTCTGTTGCTGTTGAGCAGAAGATCTTGAACAAGATCTGTAGTGATACTGATTTCTGCAAGCGTCTTGCTGACTGGGCAGACATCATCCGTAAGACCTTCTATGATGGTGGTATTGAGGATATCATCAGCACTCGTCGCCTTGTTCATATTGTGAAGGCATA